TGATTTGGAAAAGGTTGAGTTTTGTCAAACACAGCCAGTGTACGATGGCAATGCATACCGAATGGTCAGAAATCCTAAAGTATGCCTCACAAAGGACTTGATCAGCGTCAAGAACTTGGAAACTGAAAGTGCATGGAAGTACCAATGCCAAGCTATCTCCGATTGTGGGATGGCAGCGTATGGTGACATGCCAATCTTTTGCGAGTTCTACAAAATGTTGAATCAGGATCATGAGGTTTCCAGGAGTGACCACCTATCCACAGGGTTCGAGTTCCTATCCTCCGGGCTAAATAATGCCAACAAGGAGGTCACGGACGAGGCCCGGTTTTCCTTTTGGAAAGCATTTGACATCACACCGGATATGCAAACGGACCTTGAGGGGCTTTATCGTGGCTTGCGACCGAAATTTCGGCCGGGGCCCGTTGATAAATTCGACAATTTATTACCAACAAACACGATCTAACAACTCCGACTAATATAAGTTTTAAATATAAAATAAACATGGCTATGATCCCAGCTTCTGCTTACAGCTTTGGCGCCGCAGCACTCCGCTACGCCGCCACTGCTAGTGTCTCTGCTCTCGTCAAACGACTTGAGCACGAGATCGCACACTTGTCCCCTGCTGAGATTGGACGTTATTTACAGCGATTACTACCAGGTAAAAAGAACCAACGCAAACGAGCTGCTGTCAAACAAGCGCTCACTCTCCAACTGAGACCCGGCTTTGGCGGCACATCCTCTGCTGCCCTTGCTTACAACGTTGGCGTTTCCGGGATGTCACCTAGATTTAAATCTGCTCGTGGCATCTACACGGTCAGCAACAGAGAATTCATCACGGATGTCCGTGGAAGCACCACTCTAAGGGTTCTCGAGCTCAACACCCAACCAGGTGTACCAAGCATGTTTCCATGGCTATCTAAAATTGCCGCGACACATCAAAAGTACAAATTCAAGAAACTCAACTTCTCGTATGTGCCAATTGCTGGAGCTTCCAGCCCTGGCAGAATCACAATGGCTTTTGCCACTGACGTCCTTGACCCACCGGTCACTGACAAACGTCAACTGTTCCAGTACCACAACAGTCGCGAAGGCAGTGTTTGGTCAGCCAATTCAATCACCTTATCCAAGGAGCTGAATGGCCAGCTGTTCACCCGTATCGGCGGCGTACAAGGAACTGATCTCAAAACATACGACCTGGGCAGATTGATCGTTGCATCAAGCAATTGTACTGACAACAGCGTTATTGGCAAATTGTTTGTCGACTACGAGGTTGAGTTGTCCGTCCCTGCACCAGCTCAGTGCCCATCCACCAGCTCAGTGCCC